GATACGATTACGGATTTTGCAAAACAGCCCGTAAGCCTTACGACACAGCCGTAACTGCATCGTTAATCCTTGCTAAGAAAATCTTTGGCGAAGATATTGAAATTAGTAGCGATGGCAGATGGATTGACTGGGAAGGTGGGCAACTGCTCTTTGAATCCGTCTACGACATCCAGCCAGAATCGGTACTTGGATGAGCCAAGAAATCTTAGATGACCTTGTGGCTGAATATGGCACAGGGATTCTTTCCTCATCGCATCCTCAAAACGGATTAACTCTCAGGCAATGCCAGATTTTACTGAATAAGTATGGGCTGGAAAAAGCAAGGGTGATAGTCAAAAGGTGGAAGGAAATCTATAATTCCCTAGCGCCAAGATAGGTTCGCGTAGATTCCATCAAATTATCAACTGTGATTAAAAACCCTGTTGATTGGTTTGGTGGAATTTCGCAATTTATCCTTTTGCCAAATCTAGTGCAAGCATCCTTAAGGACAACAACTGGCACGATTAGAACTGTTCCCTCTAAGTTAAATGCCCAATGCGATGCCTTGGTAGCCAATAATCCAGACGGATACCAGCCCTCTGTATTGGCTGAATAGCAATAAATCTCAATGTATAAATTGCCTGTTTCTTTCCAGCGCCTATCGGTTTTTACCTCAACTGTTTCGACAAGGTGAGCCACATATTGCTCACCCGCTTGACCAAAACGAAAGTCTAAATCCCAATCCGAGTTTTTCATAGTGTCCACGGATTCGACTGCGTAAAAGATAAAGGCGAGATTGGCTCATGCACGGTTTTATTCTCGTAAAGGGCGAGGAGAATTGCTTCAGCACGGTCTGGAGAATGAACTCCTCGCTTCTTCATGTCTACTTTAGATTCAATCAAGATGCGACCCGATGAATCTGATTTGAATGTTGGACCTGCTAACTGGGCTAGAACTGGTCGGTCTACATCTAAGCGAATCTCTTGCTTCTCCTCTTTAGGTTGGAGCATGGAGCGGGTATTCCACCACATCTCGGCGCGTTGATTCTTGAACTTAGTTTGGTCTTTTGGTCTCTCTGCAACATTGACCCCGATTACTAGCGCTCGCAATCCTCGCTCTTTAACCCAGCGGTCTAGTAATGAGACAACTCCCCAGCCCACGCCAATCGTGTCAATCTTGACCCGCACCATATCGCTAACATTTCTAGTTTTATGCTCGGCAACTGATTTCTCAATCTCGCCAATGATTACTCCAGCGACATCAACAGCGTTGGCGTTAGCCTTGCCAGATGAGCGATGCACGATTGAAACTCTGTATCCGTCTGCTCTTGCAATTACGAATTCATCTCCGCCATCGGATGCAATATCTACTCCGAGGCGGATAACTGCGGATTCGAGATAATCCTCATTCTGTGTTGCCGATTCTGCCCAATGGTAGGGAATGACCTTTCCTGTTCCCGTTTGTGGGAATCGGGCATTTACACGGGCTTCAACAAAGGGAGAATCTTCTCCGAATTCGCTGATTACATCATCCACCCAACTCTGGTCTACTAGGTGCGTAGCAACCGCGTGAGCCTCTACATGGGGTGGGCAACTGCGACATTGACCAGTTTCCTCACCCGTAAAGTTAGGGGTGTCATACGCCCCAATCGGGATGGATTCATAGATTGGCGAATTGCAGATGCGCTCGAACCATGTCTGCTCTTGGTCTGTCGGTGGGTTACCCAATACTAGGAGGCGGGTGTGTCCACCCGTCATAAGCGCTTCAAGGGCTGAGCCAATTTTGTCTGAGATACCACCCGCTTCATCCACTACTACGAGTAGATGCGGTGCGTGAATACCCTGAACTGCCGCTTCGTTATTATCGGCTGGGCGAAAACCGTAGGCAACTACGGTGTCATCCATTTTCCATTCAGTCGTAAGAATTTCCCCAGGAAGTTGATTTGCAATGTGAACTCGGCGGATGTTTGCCCACATGATGTTTCGAACCTGCTTGAATGTTGATGCCGTAGTGATAGCCATAGCGGTGCCAGGCGGGTGAACTGAAATCCACCATGCAACGGCTCGCGCCGCTAAGTGAGATTTCCCAGGAGCGTGACAGGCGGGAACTGTTGTTCTCTTATTGTGAATGATGGATTCGAGAATCTCGCGCTGTTTAGACCAAAGTGTTTCGCCTAACCCATCTTCAATAAATCCAATTGGGTCATTCTCATATCTTGCCCACGGGTTTTCTATCTCAGCATCAAGAATTACACCTAACGCATTTTTCTCATCATCGGTGAGCGAGAGATAAATCTTTGTTCTCTCCTCGGGCGTGGCATTGAGAACGAGGTCTACGAGCCGTTCACCCATTGTTTACCTCTTTCGAATCGCTAAGACCTTTGCAATCTTATCTTCTAAATCGCCCATTTCAATCTGTACTTTAATCGCTTCACCATTGGTTCCGCCAATTTCAAATCTATCTGTCTTTCCGAACTCCTCTGGTACTTGGCGCTCCAGCCACCACGCCGCCGCTCTCCAATCGCCTTCGTTACCACTCTTGGCAATAACAGCAATCTTTTTAGCAATAGCCTCTGCTCTCGCCTGTTCAACTCGCTGTAAAAATTGTAGGAATATAACTTCGGTAGGATTATCTTTACTGTTTGGCACTAGCGCTTGGCGTTCTCTTTCAGCCAATCCTCTAGCCATCCAGTTATAGAAAGTCTTTTCGGCTATCCCTGAAGCGGTAACTGCCTTTCGAACAGGCGTTCCAATTCGGATGTAGTCAAGGAGCGACTGCTCTTTAACTTCTTCAAGGAGAGCAGTAGGTCGCCCAGCCGTCTTTTTGGCAGGTGCCTTCGCTGGTTGCTTCTTCGCTACTGTTGATGCCATTGGCTTATTCTACCTCGGTTGTACACGCTTCTAATGGTATCTGTAATAACTCGGCTATGTCAGTCCAGCCGTATATGGTGTTAGCCCATGTATTCAAATCCTCGGTGTGAACTCGCATTGAATGATTACCCACTCGGATGTTTGTTCGACCAATTGGGATATGCCCAGGCTTGGTCTTTCCCCCTGAAAGAATCTCGGCTACTTCTTCCCTAGAGAATCCCGTTCCCTTGGTACTCGTACTGGTCAGTAACTTATTTAATTCTTGAGAGTCATAAGTGGCTAAGTCTGAAGTACGGTTATCCACGATGAGAATTTTGATTTCCTCTACATCGTCTACTTCAATCCAATGCACGGCTATCTTCTCCCAGCCAAGTTGAACTGCCGCTTGGAGCGTGTGGTTTCCCGATACGCAATGCTTTGTAGGGCGATTGACCACAATCGGTCTGTACTGCCCCATGGTTGAGAGTGAATCAATGATTGCCCCAATATCACCCTCACGCGGATTCAAAGGGTGAGTAAAAATCTCGTTCACGGATACGGTTTCTACATCTTCAGGCGAACTCTCGGAGCGCTCCTCAATCCGTTCTGGCTTCTCCATGATTCGTTCTGGAAATCCTAGGCGCTGTTTAATCCCTGCGTTGGCTTTGCTCTTAGTCTTTCCGAACTCCTCGTAAAGTTGCTCTTTCCACGCATCGTAGGCATCTTGCTCAACTGAGAACTTCCACGCCGCTATCTTTACTTCGGGGTCATCCTTGAGGTTCCCAGAAGTTCCCAAAGGTTCCTTTTGGTCACCTGATATGAGGCGGTCAAGCGTATCCACCTCGGACTGTGTGAATCCCGTGCCATCCAACTCAGGGAGTGCTTGCAAGAGGCTTTTGAGAAGTGGTTCGTTATATCCAGCAAGGTCGGTTAGGCGGTTATCGGCTAGAACAATCTTCTTAGCCGTGTCCTCGTCTACATCAACGAGAACTGCTTTTATCTTTTTCCAACCAAGTTTCTTAGCCGCTTTAAGAGTGTGATTACCCGCGAGAACAAACTTGGTACTCGCTTGAACCACGATAGGGCGATATTGACCATGAGCAGTAAGCGATGATGCAATGGCATCTATGTCTCCTCGTCTCGGATTAGTGGGGTAAGGCGTAAGCGAACTGATAGTTACGCTTTGAATGTTACCTGTCTGGATATTGGCTTTCATTTAATAAAGAGCCAAGCCTCAAAGTTATAGAACTTCCAGAACATTGTGCCGACTGTGAAGCCAGCGTTCTCAGCCAAAGTTAGATTTTGGATTGAGGTATTGGTCTGCATGATTGGTCGCAAATCCTTTTCCTTTTGCATAATTTCCGCTGGGCTGAAATGTTTACCTTTG